GGTAAAACTAGAAAACATCGTTAACTAATGGTAGCCAGTCGCCAGACCAACCATCAGACAACAACGAACGCGATTTCGAGCTAATCCCGCAGGACTTAAGAGCGGATATAAGCATATCGATTTTGCTGACAAAAAGACTCTCATCGTGAAATGAAAACCAATCATCAACTCGAGGATGCACGATATCCGGGTCAAGCAAACCAACTTCTTTAACGTTAAGCCAATATCTTTTCTCCAGGATAGACAGTACCATCTCTTCCTGAGGAGCTTTACGTCTTAAAAGTGATCGCCATGTTCTCTTACAAGGTACGACACTGATTTTTTCTTTCTTCTTCCTTTTATCTTCCGCTTTTTTTATATTCAGTGCAATTCCTCGTGACCTTAATCGCTTTACCTCATCCCTAATAACAGAAAGCTCCTCTTCCCTCTGAAGATCGTAACCCGGAGGTTTCTTCACAACGGGAAAGAGATTGTCAACCTGAGCTTTACTTTTAGAGGGACCAGAGAATAAAGCCTTCCGAATCTTCCTGTCTTTGCGGCAAGCCGCTACATGAGGATAAGGAAGTGTCTCCAAATGCTTTTCCTCCTGAAGAGAAAGAAGTTTCGCGTTGGCTCTGACAATTCGTACAAAGCCAGGGACAGTCCTCGATGCCTCGAAAGCGAGTCCGAGAACATCTTCTGTTTCTGGCTTCATATAAATTGCCGAAGCGTTTGTCTTCTTCTCTTTCATCCGACCACCGCTAGAAAAAAGAGTTGAGTTGATCTCTGCCACCTCCATAGAGACCATACTCTTCTCTTCATTAACGGACAGGCCAATCTCCGTGCCGTTTCGTACCACGGCAGACCGAAGATCAGTCCTTTCTCTCGGTTCCCGGATGAGAAGATCATCCCCATTAATCTTACACTTATGTGAAGACCACTCAGCGAAACTAATCTTGCGAGCAAGATACAGGTCGGTGAGGGACATATCAACACAAGTCTTATTAATGAGGCAAAGCAAAGGGAAACTCATCACACTCCCCAGAGGCTGTCCTCGGTTAAACTCCTGATACCCCTCCGGATAGTCAGCACCAAGAATCTCCGTCTCAAGGTCAAAGAGACGCAAATCACCGAGAACCCGTAGACAT